TGTTTGAAAGAGGATTTGATTTACTTGGTTTAAAAATACAAGATGCTGTAGAACCTTTTGAAGGTGCTTGTACTGCAGTTCACCCTTTATTAATTGAATCAGCAGTTAAGTTTCAATCAAAAGCATCACAAGAATTATTTCCTCCTGCAGGTCCTGTAAAGTCTCAAATACTTGGTAAGGTAACTCCTGATAAAGAAAAACAAGCTAACAGAGTTCAAGGATTTATGAACTATCAGCTTACAGAACAAATGCCAGAATACTTTGATGAATTTGAAAGAATGCTTTTTCATTTACCATTAATAGGTTCTGCTATTAAAAAAATATATTATGATGAAACATTAAAAAGACCTGTATCAGAATTTATACCAATAGACCAATTTTATGTATCTTACTTTGCAAGTAATTTAAGAAATGCAGAAAGATACACTCACGTAATTTATAAAAACCCTGTAGACTTACAAAAAGATATTGCTTCAGGTGTGTATGTAGATGCTCAATTACCTATGCCTTCTAATCCTACATTAAGTAGTTTAACAGAAAAGATGGATACAATTTTAGGATTAAATCCATCCTATGATAATGACCCACAACATGTATTATTAGAACAACATACATTTTTAACAATAGAAGATGAAGATGAACCATTACCGTACATTGTAACAGTAGAACAAGAATCAGGAGTTGTATTAAGTATTAGAAGAAACTATTCTCCTGAAAGTAAAACAAAAGAAAAAAGAAATCATTTTGTACATTATAGATTTGTTCCTGGTTTTGGATTTTACGGTTTAGGTTTAATGCATTTTCTAGGTAACCTAACTATGACTGCTACTGCAGCTATGAGGTCTCTTGTAGATGCAGGACAGTTTGCGAACCTCCCTGGAGGGTTTAAAGCTAAAGGAGTTAGAATGGTTGGAGATAATGAACCAATAGCTCCTGGTGAATTTAAGGAAATTGAAGCAACTGGTGTAGACCTCTCAAAAGCTATCATACCTCTTCCATATAAAGAACCCTCCTCAACTCTATACCAGATGCTCAATTTCGTAGCTCAAGCAGGACAAAAGTTTGCTGATAGCACAGAACAAATTGTCTCCGATGCTGCTTCTTATGGACCTGTAGGAACTACTATGGCTTTATTAGAAGCTTCATCTAAATTTTTTACAGCTATACATAAACGTATTCACAAATCACAAAGAGATGAATTTAAAATTTTAGCAAGAATTGACTATGAATATTTACCTAGTGAATATCCATATGAAGTTCCTAATGAAGATAGGTCAGTTTTTAAAAGTGATTTTGATGGCAAGATAGATGTAATACCTGTAAGTGACCCTAATATTCCAAGTAATGCACATAGAATGATGTTAGCTAATATGGCATTACAAATGGCACAACAGTCACCTCCAGGTATGTTTAATATTCAAGAGTTAAATAGAACTATATTACATTCAGCTAACATGCCAAACTTAGAAAATATCTTACCTCAAAAACCAGAGTCTCAACCATTAGACCCTATCTCAGATATTATAGCTGCTACTAAAGGTATTCCAGTAAAAGCATTTCCTGGACAAAACCATGATGCACATATTAAAGTAAAGACAGCTTATTTACAGGACCCTAGAAATGGAGCTAATCCTATTATGGCTAGAATAGTTCCTGTATTACAAGCTAATATACAAGAACACTCTATATTATTATATCAAGAACAAATTAGTGGTATGACAAAAGTTGGCTTAGAACAATTAACTCCAGAGCAACAACAACAAGTTCCTAATGTTGGAGAAATAGTAATGGCTAATGCAGCTCAACAAATTTTAAATGCTAATAAAGCTATGGGTATGGTACAGTCTCCAGAACAACAAATGGTTTCTTTAGAACAAGCTAAAGTAGAATTAGAAAAAGAAAAACTTAAAGTAGATGCTGCAGTACAAAATGCAAAGATGGCTCTAGAAACAAAAGAACTAGACTTAAAAGAAAATGAACTATTAGTAGATGCTGCTTCTAAAAAAGTTACAAATACTATGAAAGGTGAAAAAGCTCAAGCAGATAGAATTAGTAAAGAACAAATTAAATCTTTAGAGATGTTAACAAAATTAGCTATAGAAGAATCTAGAGTAAAAGCTAGTGAAGGACAAAATGCTCTACGATTATTAAATGAATTAGTTAGAGATGAAGAAAAAGATAAAACAAAAAGAGAAATAGCTTCTGCTAAATTAATGGCAGATGCTATGAAGTTAGATGAACAAACAATTAAAGGAGGTAAAGATGGCACTAAGTGATAAAATAAGAAATGTACGAAACTACGGTACTTCTTATGGTGACTGGAGTGAAAAAGATATTACAGAAGGTTCTGTTGGTTTACGTCAACACAGCTCTGTTCTTAATGAGTATGATGAAAATACTTGGAAGTATCCAAATCCAGTTAAGACCACAAAAACAAATAAACAGTAATGAATATTTGGGATGAAGTAATACAAGAGTTTGTAAAAGAACAAAATAGATTAAAAGATACATTAGGTTCAGGAGGAGCAGAAGATTTTCCTCATTACAAACAAGTAGTCGGTTCTATTCAAGGAATTGAATGGTGCAGACAAAATTTAAAAAGTATAGTTAAAAAAAGAACATATCAGGAGGATGACGAATAAATGCAGCAAACAACATTAGGTGGAGCTATAAAAAATAATGATTGGATTACAGATGAAAAAGTTCAAGCTGACCCAGAAGTATTACCAGAGTTACCAGGGTTTCATATTTTAGTACGACCAATTTCAATTAAAACTCAAACTAAAGGTGGAATATTATTACCTGACTCAACAAAAGATGATATAGCTTATTTAACAACAGTTGGTAAAGTATTAGGTGTAGGAGACTTAGCATATCAAGATACCGACAAATTTCCTAAAGGACCTTGGTGTCAGGTAGGAGATTACATATGTTATGGTAAACATACTGGTACAAAGTTATTTTATAAAGGAGTAAGATTACTTATTTTATTTGATGACCAAGTTATGATGAAAGTAGAGGACCCTACACATTTAGACCCTACTTTTAATTTAACAAAATTTTCATCATAAATTTGTATAATAGATATATTATATAGTATAATTAATATAAACGTAAAATCGTTTGTCTCGTAAACAACGGAGGAAAAATGAACAAAGAGAATTGGAATAATGTAGAAGTAGAACAACCGAAAGAAGAAGAAAAGATAGAGGTTGAATTAGAAAAAAATAAAGAAGAAGAGGTAAAAGAAGAAGAGGTAAAGGAAGAAGTAAAAGAACCTGAAAATGTAGAACCACCTTCAGATGTTGAATTAAAAAAAGAAGAACCAAAAGAACTTGAAGGTATTAAAACTGATGGAGCTCAAAAAAGAATTAAACAATTAATTAGACAAAGAAAAGAACGTGATGAGCAAATTCAACAGTTAATACAAAAGACGGAACAGTTACAAAAGAATTTAGAAAATAAAGAAAAAAGTTTTTCAGAAGTTAGTAAATTAAATTTAGAAGCTACAGAAAAACAATTAAAAGATAAAATAGAATTAGCTAGAACAGCTTACAAAGATGCATATGAGCAACAAGATAAAGATAAAATTTTAAAAGCTCAAGAGATGTTAAACGAAGCACAGGTTGATTTGAAAACTTTAGGAAGCACTAAGAAAGATATATCAGGTGCTCCTCCAGTTCAACCAACTCAACCAGTACAAAGACCAATACCACAACCTGACCCTAAAGCACAAGATTGGGCAGCAAAAAATACTTGGTTTGGTCCTGACAGAGTAATGACAGCAGCAGCATTAGCTGTTGATGCAGAATTAAAAGCTGAAGGATATAGCACTACTGATGATGAATTTTATGAAGAAATTGATAGAAGAATGCAAGAAAACTTTCCACATAAGTTTAAAACGAATGGAAAAGTTCCAAATGAACGTGCTGCAGGAAACACGTCACAACCTGCTCAAGTGGTTGGGAAAAGCTCACGTACTTCTCCTAACTCTAAAAAGAAAGTTAAGCTTTCACAAAACGATGTTAAGCTTGCTGAAAAATGGGGTATACCTCTTGAGAAGTATGCTCAAGAAAAACTGAAAGCTGCACAAGCTGACGGTGAGTATACAAATGTAATATAACGTGGAGATTAATATGACTAAAACAAATAATACAACAACAACACGAGTAAAATCACGTACTGAAGAAACTAGGGAAATGGAAACTAGAGAAGAAGAATATACATTTACAGAACCAAATGCATTAGAAATACCTGATGCTGTTCAAAAAAGATTTGAAGAACAGGGAATGGTACTACGTTGGATTCGAGTGGCTATGCGTGGACAAGATGATATAGCTAACGTAGGTAAAAAAACGCAAACTGGATGGAAATTTATTCTTCCTACGGAAGTTCCTGAAATGGCTTCAACCTCTTTCGTGAGAGAGGGTGGTCGATACAACGGAACAGTCTGTCGTGGGGACTTAGCTTTGGCAAAATTACCAAAGCAACGATATGTAGCTCGACAAAAATTTTATGAGAAAAAGGCAGGAGATTTAATGGATGCAGTTAACAGTCAGTTAATGAGAAACAATAACTCTCGTATGCCAATTTCTAATACTAGTAAATCAACGCAAACCGTAAGAGGAAAAACTGCTGCTTTTCAGGAGTAATACTCTTACACATTATTTAGAAAGGAATAAACTATGGCTAGTGTAAATGCCCCTCGTGGATTAGTTCTTGCGAGAAAAAATGGTCAAGGTTCTAATTCTACTGGTATTGATACTATTTCTTGGGAGCCAACAACTACGGTTGCTTCTGCTGCTTTAGGTAGCATGTACGTCGGTGACCCTTTAATTGCATATGCAAGCACTTCTGTTAAAGCAAGTCCTGCAGATGCTTCTGATAAGTGTATTGGTGTATTTCAAGGAATTAGTTATGTCAATGTCGACGGAGAACAGTTATTTAGAAGATACTGGGAAAGTGGAACTTCAGGAACAGATATAAAAATTCATATATCTAGAGACCCTGCTCAAACTTATTTTATTCAAGGAGATGCTTCAGTTGTTGCAGTATCTGGTGTAGGTATGCCTAAACCAACTAATGTACCTTGGATTGTTGGAACAGGTTCTAAAATAACAGGTAATAGTGGTTATGTATTTGACTCAAGTGGATGTGGAGATGCTCAAA